GCATAAACCTGAACACACATGTGTTTTATAACACTGCACACTGGGCAAATTGGCCTAAGTTATCAGCCACACACGTTCGGACGCTTGTCACATTTCAGAACGAAATTAGGCTATACGACTACTGCGATTGGTTAGATACGCCAGTATTCCCAGCCCCTGATTTTATCAAAATACCGAAATCACTGCCCGCTTGTAGAGCGCGTTCTCGAGCATCGTTAGTTGGTGTAGGCACTTTGTCGTACGTGCCCTGCATCAGACGAATGTGTGTACATAACCTAATTCGTGGCATCATCACACGTCTGTCATTTCCTGACCTACGAGACGTCGATGTATACAACTCAATGTCACATCTACGTGCCGAATTCTACGCCAAAATGACCGAATTTAGTGCCGAGCACGTACCAAAACAAATTATTCCTAACATGGACGTATGGTTCGGTCGCGGAAACTGGACACCAGCAAGACTAATTAAAATAAAAACAAGGGCGGCTGAAAATGACGTTAATCGAGCTACCCCATCACAGTCTGCCAAAGGCAACGTGAATCAAAAGTCTGAACTGGTCATTGACAAAATAACCGCTGATCCCCGCGTGATTATCGATTCCGACTTATCCATGTTAGTAAATGTTGGCCCTTACACTCACCTACTCTCCAAGTACTTAACAAAATATTTGTGCTGCCCCAAAACATTCAATGAATTGTACTATGCACCTGGTCACACCTCACATGAACACGCCAAGTTTATATATGAAAACCACAAATCGTTCACCTACTATTACGATTTCGACTTTTCACGCTGCGATGGTCATGTAATGCCTTTCCTAGTTGAACATGAATGTGAACTGTATAGTTTATTGGGTGCGGATGATAGAGTAGTGTCTTTCGTCCGTGCACAAAAGAGTATGAGGTTGGTCAACGTTCCAAACGACATCTACGTACCCAAAATAATATGTCGTTCAAGCGGTGTTCCTAACACCACTGTCGGCAACACACTTTGTATGATGTTGGTTATTTATTCCGTGCTACGAAAAATGGGC